CCGCGCCGTCGTGCGTCCAGACCCCATCGGCGTTGCAGGCAGTGATGAAGTTGGCGATGGTAGCCGCGGCGTCCGCGCCTATGGCGACCGCGACGTCGCCGGTGATCGTCCCGTTGCTGTCGAACTCAAACGCGTTGGACGTGGTCCCGTCGCTTATCGTGACGGTGTCCCCGTCGCTCGGCTGTGCGTTGAGCGTGACCGTCCCGCGCCCGGGCTTCAACCCCGCGACGATCTCGCAGGCGTTGCGGATCTGAACGCTGACGGAGTCCTCGCGGTCTGGTAGTTCCTGTCCGGTTGCCATCGTGCGCCTCCCGTGAAGGCCCGCACGACTTGCGGGCGGTTACTCACCCCTCCCCTTGTCTCCTTCCTGTGGGCCGAGGGGGGCGGCGCGGGAGGGAATGCGCCGCCCCCCTCTTTACGGAAGCGGAACCGTTACGACTGCGTGCACTTGATGAGCGCAGCCGGATACGCCGGAACGTGAATGGCGTTCGTCTGCACCTCAAGTTGCATGCTCTTCCCACCGGGATTCTCGTACATCCTCGCGTAGAACGGCTGCCCCATGCCGCCCACCGCGTCGAGGAAGTCGGCTGGGCTGTAGACGCTCTGGTAGCCGCCCATCATCCCAACGGGGAAGGCCCGCGCCTGCGTGGCTGGCAGGAACGCGACGCCGCTCACCGTGTGACGGTACTCCTCGAAGGTGATCCCGCCATAGGTGAAGCCCCGACGGACATCGTTCTTCATCTGCTGCGCACCGCTCTCGTAGTACTTCAGCGCGTCCTCCACCTTCGCGTGCGAGGTGAGCGCGTCGAACCACGTGGCACCGCAGAAGCAGTGGATGCCCGTGTAGGCGGCTCCGCCTATCGCGTCCTCGATCGCCCGCGCGATGTCCATGCACAGGCCACGGATGTCGGTCGTGGCGGTCGTGAACGCGAAGTCGACGGTCGTCTCCGACACGCCGAACTCGGTGAACAGGTTATAGATCGTCGTCGACCCGTCGCTGTCGAGGATCACGCCCTGCAGGGCACCCATGCGCTGGTACTCCTGCGTGATCTCGATATTGCGACGCAGTTTCGCCGAGTCCCGGTTCACCTTGTCGGCGAGCGTCCGAACGTTGCTCGATCCGAAGGCGCGGACGCCCGTGACGTCATCGGCTTTCACCGCCTTGTCGGCCTGAACGTGGATCGTCTTCAACTCCCGCGCCGTCCGCCCGTCACCCTTGATGGGCTGGCCCGGACCACCGCGGTCGCTCTTCGGGATCAGCGCGATCGCGCCGTTGTACTCCTCGATCACGATCTCTGTCTCGGCGATCCCCACCTCCTCGAAGAGGCCCATCTGACCGACGCGCCCCGGGATGCGCGGAATCTTGTCGAGCGCCATCGTGAGGGCCTGCGAAGTGAAGATATCCGGGGAAAAGGTGTCAGCAATAGAAGGCATACCGCACCCCCCTTACAGCGTGGTCTCGGTCACGCTGGAGCGGACCAAGATATCAAGGGCCTTGAGTGCGGCGATGGCGTTCGTGATGTTCGCGGTGTTGAGCGCCCCGAAGTCGATGCCGTCGCGGTTGACCACGGCCGGCCCGCGCAGCATCGCAAGCCCCGTCCCGTCCGCGCCCGAGGGTGCGGCGGCCTGGAGCGCGATGCCCGCGCACTGGTTGCCCGATGTGCAGACGATGTACTTCGCGCTGGAGGTCTCCAGCAGAGCCGAGAGTACCACCGTCTCGCCGTCCTTGATCGTGACGGTCTCGCGGCAGTAGGCGCTGATCTCCAACGCCTCCTCCACGACAACGTCGCCGATCTTCTTCAGTTCCGTCTGTGCCATTTCGGCACCTCCGTCCTATCGTTGCCCTAGCGTGCGGCTATGACCCCTGCCTGCCGGCCATACGCTCGGCCGACTGGATCAGGGGGTTATCCTTGAGCGCGTCCGGCGATCCGGCACCGTGGAGCGCGAGCACCTGCGGGCCGGTCTTCTCTTTCATGTCCCGTGTCTCGTTCTCGCCGATGATGCCGAGCCAGAACTTGAAGTCCTCGCGGCCGGCACCCAGCGACAACTTGAGGCTGTCACCCTCGCCGAACCGCTGCGCGATCTTCTCCGCGCATGCGGGCTTGAGTTTCCCGGCCTCGACCAGCGCCTCGATCTTCGTGGCGCGGGCGTCGACCGCCAACTCCAGCACCGCCTCGGGGATCTCCGCGTCCTTCTCGGCCTCGTCCTTCTGCGTCTGCGCCAGTTCCAGCGCCTTCGTCGCCTTCTCGGCCTTCTTTTCCAGATCGCCGACCTTCTTGGAGAGCGCCTTGACCGCGGCGCCGATCTTCTCCGCCGCGTTGTCCTCGGTCAACTCGTCCTCGATGCCGAGCGTCTTGGCGAGTTTCTGCAATGCCTTTAGGTCCATCGTTTCCTCCGTTCCTTGTCTTCGCTCCTTCTTCTGCGGCGCGTCGTCCTTCTTCGAGGCGAGCGACGCCGCGATGGTCTGCCAGCCCCCCAGATCGGGAAGCACGGGGTAGGGGTGCAGCGCCACGTGCACCACCGGCGCCCGGTAAACGTTGCCCTTGCCGTCGATCCACTCGGGCGGCGAGTAGATCGAGACATCGTTGCGAAGCGTCTCCTCGATGGCGCCCGCGCCGATGACCTCTATGTATCCGAAGCAACTCTTGCCGTTCTCGTCCATATCATAGACCGTGCCGAGCGCGTCCTTCGCGGTGTCGTCCTCGATGTCGTGGCCGCGCTGGAACGGGACGGTCACGCCGTTGACCTGCATCTGGTGGAATTGCTTCACGAAGTTCTTGAGCATGGCGGGCGTGATGTCGAACGCATCGCCGGTCGTCGGGTGCACATAGGACCCGACCCGCACGATCTCCTTCTTGAACCGCGCCCGCTTGACGCCGTCGGGGTTCTGACTTTCGGAAAGCACCGCGGCGGGGGTCGAGCCGACGAGGTCATAGGCGAATGCCAGCGCGGCCTCGGTCGCTTCCTCGAACTCGATGATGTCCGTGTAGTCGTGCTCCTCAAGCCATGCCCGGGCCTGCGCCGGGGTGAAGCGGTCGGCGTCGAAACGGATGGCCTGGACCTCGCTCGTCCCGTCCCGCGTGACGCCGTAGATGACGTCTATGCCGGCGCCGAACTCATCGTTCCTGCGCCGCATACGGATGTACTTGTCGGGATCGTTGATGCGGGCCGCGTGCTCGTTGGGGTACGGAATCTCACACCTCCCTCATAGGGGTATACGCTAGAACCCCCCTCATGCCGCCGCCTCGCCGGGCGGGGCGGGCACGATCTTGCCGAAGTTGACGTCAAAGCCGCGATCCGCCCCCGGCTCGACCACCTTGCCCGTGAACGGGTCCTCGAACTCAGCCGGCGGCAGCGCCATCGGCTCCGGCTCGAATATCTCCAACGCGGCGCACCGGCAGGCCCAGCCGTTCGGGGGGTAGATCCTGTCCCATATAGGGTGATCCTTCGGGGCGGTCGTGCCCTCCAGCCCGAGGTGCTCGGGCCGCACGCGGTCGTCCCCGACGGTGACGTACTCGTACCCCCAGAGGATCTCCTGAATCACCGGGTCCTGCGCCGACTGCCACTGGCCGACGTTGTACGCCATCTGCGTCTGTGTGCGGAACATCCCCTCTACGAGGAAGCCGGGGGCGCCGGTCTTGGACACGACGCCGGCGCGGACCATCGCATCCCGTAGCCGCTGTGTCCCCTCGCGGACGTGCACCCCCTCTGCGGTCATGGCCTGTAGTTCGGCGGACAGTTTCGCGCTCCCGTGGTCGCCGAGGTCCATGATCGTCTTCTGCACCCGGGCGTCGTACTCCGTGGCGAGTTGCGCGACCGCATCAGGGTCCATATCCAGCCGCCGGCGGAGGCTATCCACCGCCCGCTCCTGCGAGGTCGCCAGCCGCAGGGTATTCGTGCTCCGGCGCATCCACTCGATCCCGGTCAGATGCGCGGCCACGGAGAGGGTCGTCATCGTGGGAGCCACGGCCTGCATCTCGTTGACGAGCGCCGTGCCGGGATCCCGTCCCTTGCGCCATGCCCGCAGGACGCGCGAGACGATCCGCTGCGTCAACTTGCGGGCCTCGGCAATAGCGCGGTTCTCCATCGGTGCCACCAGCCGCACCTTCGCCCGTGCGCGGCGGCGTCTAGCGGGGCTGATACGAGGCATCGTTCTCGCCATCCTCCTCGGCGTCCGCGTGGTCGTCCGGCTCGTCACACGGCCGCGCTATCGCCGCATCGGCCGCGGCCTTCGCGTCCCCCGCGTCGTCCATCGGGTCGGTCTTGGCGATGACATCGCCGCGCCAGATCACCAGCCCGACGTGCCCGTCGTCCGTGTGCTCGACCGTTGTCTTGAGCGCGCCGGGGTCGACCTCCAGCGCCCACTTCACTTTC